CGTCGTCCATTCATCAACGATCGAGCTCAAATGCCGGCTGCTCAACCCGCGGCCGAGTTGTCCGCAGCGCAGAATCGAGAACGATTGCAGGGTCGATTACGTGAACTTGGCGTAACCATGCGGGGCTGGTTCGGGATGCGCCGGACGGGTAATGTCAGGCTGCCACAGCAATCCCAACACAGAAACAATCGTGGCAATGGAATTGTTCCCGTTGACAATCACATCGTGTTCGGAGCGCCGGGCGGAGTCTCCGTATAATGCATCGCCGCGCAGGAGATCCTGGCGGGCACGCAGGTTGGCGTGCCGTCCATCCGGTAGCACATGTGCCCGCTGCATGGTCGCGGGGTTTCCGCGGGCGTTTCGGCAACCGTCGGTTCCTCCGCAACGGGTTCGGGATCCCGAACCGCGGCCGCTCTCGGCGCGATCGGATCCATACGGATCTGCGGGACCTCTGGCGCTGGTGGCCTAACAGCGCGCGGCGGGCGCCTCGGCATGCTCGCCAGCACAACCGCAACGGCATTCAGTTTCGGAATCGTAATGTCCCAGCCGGCCTGAGACTGATAGGAATACGCGCCTCCGATCGTCCCATATACGCGGACGCGTCGGCCTCGAACAACTTCGTCCGGCGGCGGCGACAGCGCGAATACCGCGACGGGCCTCGAGTAGCTATCGTTGAGTGCCATGCGAAAGTAAGCAGCGTTCGATTCTGGAACGTCCTGGATCTCCAGGACCTCGCCAGTGAACACTACCGGCGTGCCATGGTAGCGCTCTGCATTCCGCTCGAGCATCGCATAGGTGATGTCTCGATTCGCCTGCTCGTCGATCCTCCACAGCTCGCAGTACAATTCCTCGCCGTGGCACGTCGAGATCCAAGCCGCGAGTGTTCCGTCATTCATCGGCTCTGCGGGTCGCGTTCGAATTGGCGGGCGCATTGGGATCGGCATTCGAACGGCGGGCGCAGGCGGAGCCGCTGCCATTTGGACCATGGGGCGCTGGAGTTGCGGCGCTGGCACGCTCCGCTGGCCGAGCGAGTACACGGTGACAAACAGCGCTCCCACCGCGAACGATGCAGGAACTCCAACGATCGCTTTTTGCAGTGGCGTCATTTTTTCTTTGGCTTCCGTGCGGCCTGCATCTTCTTTGTTTCCCGTGCCGCAGCTTCGGAGGCCTTGCGCTGGGCTTCTTCGCTCTCTGATATTACCTGGTCTGGTTCTGCATGCTCTCGGCGAATTTTCTTCTCCGCGTTACGCAGATCATCAACCCATTCGCCTCGCGACATATCGTTCTTGCTGAAGTGCGCTTCACGGCGAACCCTCTCCACTGCATCTAGAGACACTTCCGCCCCAAGGAAGAAGATCGCGTTTGCCAGATTTGGGTAACGCTCGTCACGCTCGAGTCGAATCTCCGAACGTGCCGGCTTAGCGCGCCCGAGCAGCTCATCGACGCTTTTGCCTGTTGCATCGGAGAGAGCGATCACGGTGTTGAGCCCGTGTCCGCGCGTACCCTTAAAAAGCTCGCTGACAAAGGACTGGGATAGCTCTAACTGTCGAGCCGCTTCGCTCTTATTCCCCTGGCACGGCCCATTCAGGAAGCCCAAGAAGACTTTTTGTATCCGCTCAAGATACACGGAATCTAAAGACTTTTTATTCACGCGGCACACAATAGCGATACTTTCTATCGCTTTGGTGTGAACTTCATCTTGCGTCATGATCAAACCATCGCTATAGTGTGAGTATGAACGGTCCTACGCTTCTCAAAACATGGCGCACTGAGCGCAAACTTTCCCAAGAAGAGGCCGCCGAAAAGGTGGAAGTGCACCAGAACACCTGGTCGGATTGGGAGAACGGCAACAAGGTCCCGCGCGCCGAAATGGTCTTGCGGCTTCACGTTCTTACCGAGGCTGCGTGTCCTGTCGACGCGTGGACCGACGATCAGGAACTGCAGCGCGATTACCGCGCCGGTCTCAAAACAGGCACCGAGTAAGTCCCCATGCCCACCCCGAACCGCACTGAGAAGCTGCGTGCTACCGCGGCGAAGCTGAACGCCAGCGACCCCGAGGCGTTCCTGCGCTCGATGGCAGGCAACGCCATGTCCGAAGCCAAGCGCGAAGCCGCGCGCACAAAACGCCACCGTCGCGTCGTTGAGACTCAGCTCGCGAGGATTGCGGACGCTATCGAAGACATCGCCGTCACGAGTCACACGCTCGCGCTGCTGGCGGAACGGGTTGCCGACGCGCTTGATGCGCTGGCTCTGAAAGACCTGGCGCCGCATGGGCATCATCTCGTGGGCGCGCGATTCAACGCGCTCGTAGACCAGATCGCCGGACGAGGTTAACGGCCCATGCCGCACACACAAACGCCGCAGCTTTGGCCGCCAGTCTGCTCGGACTTCACAGTCCACGCCCTGGGCAACCATGAAACCTCGGCAGCTACCCGTGCAAATTTGGGCGGCAGCAGAGTCATTGATTTGCATCCGTCCACACTGACGCTCGGCGATAAGACTGCGAGCGAGTGGACAGATCGACAGGATCGCTCGCAGGTCTCCACATCTGCGAAAGCTGTGGACCGATCGCAGCAATTGAGCTCGTTGCCCGAGTGCCACGCATCCACAGTGCAAGGCGTGCGCGACGGAGTCGCACGATGAGCGCAGCCCGAATGCACGAGGCTGCCCTCGATCGGCTCGTCACGCGTGCGCGTGCACTGCGACACGCGACCGAAACACAAACGATGACACTGGCGACCGAACGTGCTCGATTGATTGCCGCAGTCGTCAGCGCACACGAATGCTGTCCGCGGTTCGATGTGGCGCAGTGCGATCGAGCGGCGCAAGAACTCACGGGCGCGATCGTCGCCCTCGAGTCTGCGCGCGTGGCGGCTCAACGATGAACCCCGCCGACGTCACGACGCTGTGCGTGCTGCTCGGGATCATTTGCTACCTGTGCAGCGATCCGTGGGGGCGACGATGAGCGCGGTGTCCGATCCGTTCTACGTCATCCCGGTGCTCGGGGCCGTGATGCGTGCCACAACCGCGGACGCTGCATCGCGCGCGCTGCAGCAAGCCGAATGCCCAGCCGCGATCGTGCGGTACGGCAAAGTGCTGGCTCACAACCCGGCGGCGAATAAGGACCCTGAGGCGCGACGCGAGATCGCGCGAATGGTCGAGGCGATTTGGCCCGACAACTTCAAGGCGGCGCTACAGAAGCCGGCTCCTATCGCGGCACAGAAACCCATCGCGCCGTCACCACCGAAACCGATTCCAGAGGTACCCATGCCAGCAAATAAATGCCCCGTCGAAGGCTGCAAAGATAACGCAGCGCCGGTCTTCGCGCGCACGCCAGACTATGCGCGAAGCATGTGCCTGGCGCATCGGGACCGTGAGTGCAAACGGCGATCGAACGCGGCGTTGCGCGCGAAGAAGCGCGAGAATGGCGCGAAGCCGAAGCGAGCGAAACCCGCGGTGGTAACCAAAGCACGGCCGGTTACCAACCCGACGAGCACGATCGCGCAAGAGGTAGCGCGCTGCCTCGAGGCAATCGCTGCGCTCGGTGGGATTGACAGGGCCGAGCGTATCGCGGCGGCGTTTCGATGAGCATCACACGCATTCAGCGTGAGCGCAGCGCTTCTACAAAGACGAGTGCCCCGCCGGTAACGAGCCGAACGGGGCACGACGAACAGAAAGACGATGAGATGAAACAGTACAACGATCCGAAAGCTCAAACCAACGTCAAATTCGAAATGCCGCAATTTCTCAAGAAGAGGACGGCCAGGAGCGAAGCACGAAACGACGATCCACCGACGACGGAATGGGTTCTTGTCACGCCTCCAATCGCCAAAGACTGGCTTGACCGGAATGATCACAATCGAACGTTGAGCGCCGTGCGTGTGGACGTCATGGCACGAGATATGAAGCAAGGTGCGTGGCGTCGCACTGGAGAGGCCATCAAGTTCGGGCCAAGCGGCGTGCTGCTCGATGGGCAGCACCGACTGAATGCTATCATCAAGGCGAACGTTGCGTGCTCGATGCTCGTGATACGTGGGCTTGAGCTTGAATCGCAAGACGCAATGGACCGCGGTAAACGTCGGTCGGACGCAGACGTGTTGCGCATCTCCGGTAAGGATAACTGCCGCAATCGAGCCGCATGGATCCACACGATTGACCTGATCGTCAATGGCACGGTTCGCATGTTGTCCGAAAATGATCGACGCGAGATCGAAGAACGTTTTGCGACGGCGATCGAATGGGGATCCGGCGCGATGCTTAGATCCACAGGACTCAAGCGCTCTGAAGTGATGGGCGCACTCGTGTTCGCATATCAGGCGGATCCAGAAAAGATCGACGCCTTCACGACTTCGCTCCGAAGCGGCGCGAACTTGGCGAAGGGATCGCCGACGCTAACGCTCCGCGAGCACGTATCCAACTTCATCTTTCGGCATCGTGAGACGCGCCGCGACACATCGCTCAAAACGCTTCGTGCGGCGCGTGCCTACATGAAAAACGAAAGTCTTTCGAAGCTGGTTGCCGGCGAGGAGTGTGCTGAATTTTTCTGCCGGATCTACGGGCTGAATCGAGGCGCGAAATGAAACCATCGCCACAATTTAAAAAGAGCATCAAAGAACTTGATATCGAAGAGATCCGAACCGACGGCGACACGCAAATGCGTGCCGGTCTCAATCCGAAAATACTGGAGTCACTGACGACGGCGATCGCTCTGAACCACTCCATTGAACACATAAGCGTAGTGAATGACGGTGAAAAATACTGGCTGGTCGACGGCTTCCATCGTCTGAAAGCCCATCGCTTAGAGGGCCGCAAGGTGGTTGAGGCGATTGTCACCCACGGCGATATTCACGACGCGCGATTGGCTGCAGCGAGCGCGAACAACAATCATGACAAGGGCAACAACTACACGAACGCTGACAAGCAACGGGCCGTGGAGTCGCTGCTCGAGAATCCGCGGTGCGTTGGATGGAGCGATCGAAAGATTGCGGAGCATGCACACGTGACAGCTCCGACCGTCGAGTCTGTGCGGAAGCAAATTCAACAGGTTGACTCAACTGTAAAAAACTTACAGTTGAGTCAAGTACCGGAAACAACATCCGCCGGAAAAGCGCCGACCAAAAAGACCGGGCGCGACGGGAAGTCTCGCGACTCTTCGAACAACGCCAAAGCCGGCAAGCGCAAGGCTGCGGATAACGCGCTTGCGAAGCTTAGGACCGCTCCGGACATGCGGGCGCTCGAGGACGCATACACGAAGCTCCGTGCCCCGATCGAAGACGGCGTCATGGATGCCGATACGGTGCGCGCGCAGTACGTCGAGCGCAAATCGCAACTCGAAATAACGCCCTGCAACGAGGAGAGAGTTGTTCCGATCGTTCGGGATGAACCGTCATCGTCGATGCATCTACTTGACCAACAGAAAATGGCTCGGAATCTAAAACAGCGGTGCATTGATTTCGAAAATCGCCTCGTTGAGTTCGTCAAGAAGCTACCGCTGGACAGTATTCGCGATGCGGCGAGTAGGAGCGACTGCGAAACGGCGCTCTATAGCATCGCGCGGTTGATCGCGGCGCAGATCCCGGCGCGCGTGCAGGTCACAAAGCCCGGAATTTCACTGGTCGGCAGCATCGGAAAGTAGCGCATGAAGTTCAAGCACCGATCGTGGCGAAAGCTGTACCGCGACGAAGAAGGGGCATTCGCAATGCTCCCCTTCACGGCCCGCGCGTACGGCGCAGAACTCCTGAAGATGTGCGACGACGCCGGGCGAATCGAGTGCGGCGCCAAGCCCCTTGTTGACGTCGTGGCGTTCCGCATGGGCGCAACGCGGGGTGACCGTCGGATGATGGCCATGATGTTCCCTCTGCTGTTCGCGGAGGGCTACTTGGTTCAGCGCGGGACCGTCGTGGTGGTCAGAAATTTCGTTGCCGCCCAACGCCGCTGGGACGACGAAGAGGTCTCGCCGAGCCCGACCCCCGACAACGAAGCTGCAACGACCGAGCAACCATCGAGCAACGAAGTCACCACGACCGAGCAACGAACCGGTAACGAAGCTGCAACGAAGTCACCACGACCGAGCAACGAAGCTGCAACGAAGTCACCACGACCGAGCAACGAAGCTGCAACGAAACCAGAGCTAAGTGCGCGAAAACACGAGGATGAGATTGCTAGCGCCCGCGCGCGCGCGCTTAGTTTAGATCTGAGTAGAGAAGATAAGAGTACATCTAAGAAAGACAGAGATGTCGAGCAGCCCCCTTCGGGGTCCCCTCCGGCTCCGCCGGCCGTTCTGACCCTAAGCGATTCGAAATCCAATTCGCCCAAACCAGATTCGGCAATCAGCGAAGTTCGCAAGCTGTTCGCGCACTGGCAATCGGTGATGGAGCATCCTCGCTCGGTGCTTGACCCGAAGCGCGAGCGTCTGCTGCAGCAATCGATTGCGCGGCATGGGTTCGAGGACTGCTGGCGCGCAATCGACGGATGCAAAGCCGACCCGTGGCACCAAGGCGCAAACGATCGTGGCACCCGATTCGACGGCCTGGAGTTGATCTTCCGAGACGTCGCGCACGTCGAGAAATTCGTCGGCTACCTCGACCCATCTCGCGCCAAGTTTGTCGACCCGCGCAAGGGCATCGCACCGGCCGCGCCTGCATCGGCGTTCGCTGAGGCGACGGCGGCCCGCAAGGGCATCTCACGCGACATCTTCGGCGAACATCTTGCCCGAAAGGCTAGCAACCAATGAGCGACCCGAAGCCCATCGGCCCCATCATTGCCAGGGTGCTGCAACGGCATGCGGCGGAGATCGGATCGCCCGAGTACGCGCGCAGGCTGACCGAGTACGAGCAGGCCCTCGACCGCAAGCAACGCGAATCGCTCGCGGAGCTTTGCGACGAGCGCGGCGTACCGGCCGAGCCCGGTTTGCGCGCAGTCACGTGCGACCCCGACCCGCACGTCACCGCGGCGATGCGTAGGGTGCAAAGTTCGCTCGAGTGGCGCTCGAAGATGCCGGTGGTGATCGGAGCGCGTCAGCCCTTGGTGCTTGTGCTCGCTGGCACTCCGGGAGGCGGCAAGTCCACAGCGCTTGCGTGGGCTGTGGCGAGCCATTCGCTGAAAGCTCGGTTCACATTCGCGCGTGTCGTGGGCTCGACACCGCGCAACACGTTCCCGGCCAACGCGCAGGCCTGGAACGACTGGACGAGTTCCGACCTTATGGCCATCGACGAACTCGGGCTCGAGGATTCGAAAGACGCATCCGATCGCATCGCGGCGTTGCTCTGCGAGCGTTACGACAACGGTCGCGCCACGCTGTGCGCCGGCAACCTCGACGCGCAAACGTTCCTCGCGCGCTACGGCGACAACACACGGTTGATCTCGCGAATCCGTGCGGGGCAGTTTCGATCGGGCGGGCCTGGCGGGTGCGCGTACTGGCACGAGCTGCCGGACGAAGATCTCCGCGACCCCGCGCAGCGCACGAAATTCACGCTACCGGAGGCCGCGGAATGAACGTTTACTGTTGGCACTGCAAGGTCCCATGGTGGCCCGATCACGAGTGCAATGGCACGGGGCCGGGAGCGCCTCCGCCGCTCGAGTGCGGATGGTGCGGCGCGGTTGGCGCGTGGCTCCACGTCGACTCCGACGGCGATCCTGAGTGCGATGCGTGTGCGGAATTGGAGAGCGTGTCGTGATGGTGAACACAACCAAACGCATCGGCGTCGATGAGTACAACGCCCGCTTCGCACTCAAGGTTCAGGATGGACGCGGTCGCAAACGTCAAGCCATCGGCGCGCGCAACGAGGACTATGTCGACGCTCTCAACCGAGAGTGTGAACTTGGACGCGTCGCGAAACTTGTGAAGCGCCCGACGCTCACGAGAATGGTTCGCGGCAAACAGGTTTTCGTTAAACCCGCGGGCGTTGACTACCACGGTCACATGATCGGAAGTGGTAAAGCGGTCTACGTCGAAACAAAACGCGTCTCAAGCGGACCGTTCGAATTGCGAGACTTGCGAGTCAGTCAGATTGCCGAACTCGCGAACGCGTGGGCAGGCGGGGCGCTCGCGTTCGTGCTGGTGATTCACGGGCCGAAGAAAGTGCCGTGCGTGATCCCGTGGAATTTCATTCGGCGCGAACTCGAAGCCGGGACCAAATCGATCTGGGTCGACGCGCTGCTCGATTTCCAAGCTTGGCCCGGCGTCCCATACCTCGCGCCGTGGGCGTCCAAGTGAGCGCCGTTCCACGCCAACGCTGTGCAGTCTGCGCTCGCGGCACTGACTGCCGGTGGACGGACGAGCGTGGCCGATGGCTATGCGCACCGTGCGGACACGAGACGGGTGGTGTTAGGTCGGTCATGCCGATACCAGCAAGGCCTCCAGCGACCCGGGAAAGGGCGCGCGTTTGGAATTGTGGCCTGGACGCCATTCCGACCAACGAGCGGGGCCTGCGAGCCCTGTGGACGAAAGTGAGGGTTAGGTGAACCTGGTGCATCGATACGTTTACGATGTGCTCGCGTGGGACGCAGCTGTGTCGCGCGTCGAACGAGCAGCGCGCGGTGGTGGATCATCCCTCCGCGGCGTGCTCTCGTGCCTCGAGCTGGGCATCGTGGGCAACGGCAACCGTGGCACCAAGGGCGTTGGACACGCGCCGCAGCCCGACGACGCTACGAACGTTTCACCGGTCGCCACGGGCCGCTACCGCGAGCTGCGTGGCCTTGCGCTGCGAGTCACCGACGCGATCATTTCGGATGGACAAGGTGAACAGCTCGTTGAGAAACAGTTCGGCCCACGCGCACATCAGTGCACACTTGCACAGCGAATTGCGCTCGTTCTCGAGACACAAAAAACGATCGTCACATGGCGCGTGAAACTGGCTTCAAGAGATTCGCAACCCGCGCTCGCTGCTTCGGAATTGAGTGGCAGCAAGCTGTTATCGCTCGGTGCCGAGGCATGGCATGCGTCACTTTCCGCTTGCATTGCCCAATAGGCCACGATACCCCTTTTTTCTGGATCTTGAGATTTGCCTCAACGAGCCGCCAAGAGCCCCGAGTTAACCTCGGAGCAGGTCGCCGCGGAGATCCGAATCCCGGTGCGCACAGTGCGCAGGTGGCTGCACGCCTGGCACGCAATCGGCGTTCGCGGCATCCGCACGCTGCACTCACGCGGGCGCTACGGACTTCGATACGTCTGCAGTCGCGAGCTGATCGACCGATGGCTCGCATGTGAATTGCCCGAGCCTCGAGAGCTGTCCAGTCGCCAATGGCGAGCAACAGCAACGGCGCATCACGGCGCTGAATAGCTCTCGGGGCTTTATGTCCCAATGGTCCTTTGTCCCTTGTCGAATGAACCCGAAAAAACGCACAAAAAGATCGATCCGATGCGGCTCGAGCTGGTCGAGCAGATGTATCGCGACAACCGGACGGCGCGTGAAATTCAGCACGCCGTCGTTGCGCAGTTCAAAACGACATCGCGCACCGCTCGCAGGTACATCGAGATCGTTAAGAAGCGACTCGCGAAAGACTGCAAGCGCAGCCCCGGTGCCGCACGCGCACGATTCGAGGAGACCGCGCTCAGGATCCAGCGACTCGCCGAGGAGAAGGGTCGGCTTGCTTTGGCTCTAAGGGCAGCCGAACGCATCGCGGTCATCTGCGGAGCCGCAGCGCCAAAGCGCGTGCGCCACTCTGGCCCCGGCGGTGGACCGATCGCCGTTGCAGGCGCGGTGACAGCCCCCGTGATTTTCATTCCGCCTGAGTCCAATGAGTAACGCACTCGCCACACGACAGCCGCACCCAGACGACTGGAAGCCCAACGCGGGCCCGCAAACGCGGTTCCTGTCGCTCACGTGCTTCGAAGCGCTCTATGGAGGCGCCGCTGGCGGTGGGAAGTCTGACGCCTTGCTCGTCGACGCGATCCGGTACGTGGGCCGTGGTTACGGCGCGGCGTATCAGGGGCTGCTCTTGCGCCGCACGTTTCCGGAGCTTGAGGGCAACCTCGTGCGCCGATCGCAACAGCTCTATCGAATGCTCGGCGGTTGGTACAACGAGACCAAAAAGCTGTGGACGTTCCCGAACGGTGAGCGCGTGATGTTTGGCAGCGTCGAGCACGAGAAAGACGTGCACCGCTACCAGGGCAGCGAATTTCAGTTCGTGGGGTTCGACGAGCTAACTAGCTTCGAAGAGTCGCAGTACCTGTACCTGATCTCGCGGCTTCGGTCCGCGAAGGGTGTGCCGTGCCGCTTGCGAGCTGCGACGAATCCCGGCAACACGGGACATGAATGGGTGATGGGACGCTGGTCCGCGTGGCTCGATCCCGCGTCGACGGTCGTCGCGGATCCTGGCGATGTGCTGCACTTCGTGAAGCAGCGAGACGGCGAGCACGTTGTGCCGAAGGGCACCGTGGGCGCGCTCGGTCGCACGTTCGTTCCTGCGAAGATCGACGACAACCCGAAGCTCGCCGAGAACGATCCCGACTACGTTCGCCGACTCGACGAGCTAGACCCCGTCACGCGCGAGCAGCTCCGTAACGGTAACTGGCTGATCAAGCCTGCCAAGGGGCTGTATTTCAAGCGCGCATGGATCCAAGAGATCTTTGACGCGCCGCCCGTCGACGTGATGGCTCGCGTTCGTTACTGGGATCTCGCTGCCGGTGGCGATTACGCATCCGGCACGCTGTACTCGAAGCTCCGAGACGGCCGCTATTGCGTTGAGAACATCTCGCGCATCCGCGGCACGCCTGGCGAGGTTCGAGCGTTCGTGAAGTCCGTTGCCGCGACTGACGGCGAGCCTGTCACGATTTACATCGAGCAGGATCCCGGGCAGGCCGGCAAAGACCAGATCCACACGTATGTGGTCGACATGCCTGACCGGCGCGTGCTGGGTCGAGCAAAGCGCGTCGACAAGATCACGGCCTTCGGTCCGTTCTCGGCCCAGTGCCAGGCTGGCAACGTGGTGTTCGTGCGTGGCGCGTGGAACGTGCTCGCGTTCGAGGAGTTCGAAGCGTTCCCCGAGGGCGCACACGACGATCAGTGCGATTCCACGAGTGGCGCACACTCGATCGTCGTTGGCGCGCTGGCTGTCGCAAAGCCACGCATGGGCACAGCGGTCGTTAGACAGATTTACGGATGATTGACCCGCAGCTAAAAGATGTACCGCGTGGCATCGGCGCGCGAGTCCACGCTATTGCGTCTGCGCCGCGCAACGATCGCTACCAGAATCGTATCGGCAATTCGCTCAACCCTGGGATCGTGAGTTCGATTCTGCGATCAGCCGACATCGGGGAGATGCAACGGCTCGCGGACTTGCTCGACGAGGTTCGCGAGAAGGACGGCCACCTTCAGTCCGTGCTTGGTAAGCGCGAAATGGCAGTGGCCGGCGCTGAATGGGAGATCATGCCGGCGCCAGGCACACCGCCCAAGAAGGCCGAACGAATCGTAAAGTTTTGCACCGAGGCGTTGCAGAACATGCGCGCGTTTCCGCAGGCGATCGCGGACCTGATGTCGGCCGTGTACCACGGTCGAGCGGTCTGCGAAGTGATCATGGATCGGGACGGTAGGCGCTGGGTGCCGACGTGCATCGAGCCGGTGCACCCGCGAAGGTTTCGCTACTCGCAGCAGGATTGGAAGCTTCGCATTTGGGACAACGATCCGTCGTCGATCTTCAACAGCGGATACGGCATCGCGGTCGATGATCTGAATGCGCTGCTCCCAGGTAAATTCATCCTCCATGCGCCGCGCATTCGAGGTGGATACCCGACGCGTGAAGGGCTAGGGCGCACGTGCGTTTGGTATTCAGGACTCTTCAAGGCGTTCGGTTGGCGCGACTTCTTGGCGTTCGCAGAGCAATACGGCCGTCCCATTCGAACGGGCACTTATGGATCCGGCAAGGACCCGAAGTTTCCGCAGGCATCCGACGAAGATGTTGCGGAGATGTTGGTGTTGCTCGAGGCCCTTTCGAGCAGCGTCAGCGGAGTATTCCCGGACACGACGAAGCCTGAGTTCCACAACCCTGCGGCGGATACCCACGGCGTGCATCCGGAGCTGATCCGGTTGTGTAACGAGGAGATCTCGAAGGCCGTACTTGGCTCGACGCTCGGCACCGAGGTCGGCACGAGCGGCGGCAACCGGGCTCTCGGTCAAGTGCACCAGGACGGCGAACAGATGATCGCGCGGAACGACGCACGGGCCGTGAGCGCCACACTCAAGCACGACTTGCTTCGGCCGATGGTTCTCGAGAGCGGTCTGGGCGACGAGAAAGATATCCCGACGATCGAGATCCGCACGGATCCGCCCGAGTCGCAGGACCTGCTGGCAACGCGCTACGCGACGCTTTCGAAGGCAGGTCTCCGCATCGGGCAGACGTTCGTGCGCGATCGGTTCTCGATCCCCGAGCCGAAACCCGACGAAGAGGTGATGGCCGTTGCGCCGCCGGTGGATCCGAACGCCGATCCAGCAGCTGACCCGAAGGCCAAGAAGAAGAAAGATGCGCCCGGTACTAAACTTTAAAGTCGAGTTGATCGGATCGCCGGTCCGACTCGATAGTGCGTCCCCTTGGAACGTGCTGGCGTACGCCGTCGAACTGAAGGGCCGCGAGGCCGAGCTTACGCGCCAGGACTTTCGCGACGTCGTGAAGAATTTCGAGCGCTACGGCGAACGCCCGGTGGTGCTCTATCACGCCGACACTAAGAACGATGCGCACCCTGAATCGCGTAAGGCGCATGCGTGGATTGTCGCCATGCGGGTCGGTTCAATGCAGCGCAACGGCCAGACTATCGCGACGCTCGAGGGACGCTTTCGCTGGGTGGAAGAGTCCACCAAAGCGGACGTTCAGAAGGGCGCGCTTCAGTTCGGCAGCGTCACGCTGTTCCAACACGCCATTGATGAGGAGACAGGTCACGACATCGGCTCATTCCTCTACTCGTTTTCGCTCACCAACAACCCCGCTCTAGTCGATTTGCCGAAGCTGGCAGCGGATCAATTAACCGGCAAGACCAAGGTAAACAGCATGGAAACGTTCCTGCAGCTCGCGGCGCAACTCGGTGTGCCGGTGTCGAGTGAAGACGATGCCCGAGCAAAAGTGCAGGCGCTTGCCAGCGAGGCCCTCGAGGTCCGCAAAGCGCTGAACCTGTCGACCCGCGCGGAAGTCGCCAGCAAGATCGGTTCGCTCGCAGCGGACTCGGCCAAGCTCGTGACCCTCACCACGGAACTCGAGTCACATCGAGCCGTGGAAGAGAAGCGCAAGGAAGGCGAACGCGCGAGTCACATTGATGCGCTGTGCGCGTCGAACGCGAGCCTGAAAGGCATTCGGGCTTCGCTCGAGTTCCACGCCAAGGCTGACTGGGAAGGATTCGCGAAAGCCTATCCGATCTCTGCGGCGAAAGATCCGAAGGCCACCGCGCTCTCGGTCGAGAACGAAAGGCTCAAGGCCCTGTTGCTCGGCACTCGGTTGGCTCCGCTCGCTGGCGATACCAGCGCGCCCGAGTCCACTCCGGTGATGCCGCGCTCGCATGTCGAACTCGCTCGGGACATCGCCGCGCAGCTCCGCGAAAAGAACCCGAAACTCACGGAGCACGAGTCGATCCTGCTCGCTTCCAAGCAACTCAAGAACGCCGTCAGTGGCGTGGTGAGGTCGTAATATGAGCCTTTCAAACCGATCTCCCGGAAGCGGGATAATTTCGCTTGCCGCACAGTCTGTACTCGCAGACGGCGCGGCCGTGATCATGGGCACTGCGGATGATACTTTCCGAGCGCCTGCCGCCACGGCAGCCGACGCACTTGTGCTTGGCTTGCTCAAGCATGAGGGCAGCTCTTGTGCCGTCGGTGAAGGGTGCGACATCGTCCTTGACGGCGTGTACTCAGGCATCGCCGGTGGAACCATCACGCGGAAAGACATGCTCGTGGTGGGTGGCGTTACCGGCACCCTGGTAACCGCGACCGTTGGACTAGGGTCATTGCCGATCGTCGGCATGGCACTAGAGAGTGCATCGAGCGGAGAGCGCGTGGCGGTTCTGATCAGCCGACAGGCTGGCGGATTCCAGAACGTAGCGGCATGCCTGGCCGTTGGCGCAATCACCGCGAACACCGCGGTACAGGTCGCTACGACCGCAGCCGTAGGCGCGGCACCGAAAGTCAAAACCGCGACCACGGGCGACACCGCCACAATGATGATCGGCATCGCGCTGAACACGGCAGCCGACGGCGGCACTGTTTACGTCGCACTCGCAGGCTCACTCGCGACCTGCATCACGCAGGGCAACGTCACCGTCGGTCAGAACCTCGCGGTTGGCGACACGGCAGGCGCCGTGAAACCCGCTGCAGGCACGGCCGGAACGCTAGTCCGTGTGGTTGGCGTGGCCTTCACGACAGCAACGGCCCCGGCGCCGGTCTCCATGGTTGTCCAACCCTTCACCCTCCAGATCGCGGATTAATCCTATGAACCTAGAACAACTGCAAAGCTCATTGCTCTTGGGTCGCGGACTCTCTCCGCAGGCCATCGAACTCGGTTTGGGCGTTTCAAGCGTCCACACTAATGCACCGATCGAGAACCTTCTCGTGTCCTATCAGAACACCGAGATGATCGCGGACCAGTGCATGCCGGTCATCAATCGCGGCAAAAAGTCAGACTTGTTTTACAAGCTGAAACCTGAAACGTCTTTCAACGTACCGACGGCGCTCATCGCTTCGCAGGAAGCATCGCCGAACCGCGCCGGAGCATCGCTCGATACGGCCGGAACGTACCTGTGCAAGGACTATGGCTTGATGGACTTCATCTCGACGGATGAAGAGGCGAACGCCGACGCGCCGCTTGAGCCGCGATTGATCTCCGAGCGCGTGCTGATGAACTACTTGATGTTGGCGCGCGAAATCCGCGTGGCAGCGGTTGTGTTCGGCGCTGCTAACTACGGCTCTAACACTGGCGATCTCGCATCGGGCGACAAGTTCGACACGACCTCAGATCCCGCCAAGGTGATCTTGGGGCTGATCCGCAAACCACTCGTTCGCCCGAACGTGATGGTGATCGGTGCAGAAGCGTGGGACCAGCTCCGTACCAACGCCAAGCTAATCGCCTACGTGATCTCTCGTGCATCGACCTCGGCGGGTCCTACTCCGCTGCTCGTCGATCCCGAGACCGTTGCGAAGGCGTTCAGACTCGACAAGGTGATCATCGGCGAAAGCCGGTACAACACCGCTCGCGAAGGCGGGACGGCGTCGTATTCGTTCATCTGGGGAAAGAGCATGGCGCTTATCCGCGTCGAGCCGAATCCCAGCCCGCGCATGACCGGCACGTTTGGATACACCTTCCGGTTCACCGCCGGCAGTGTTCCTCCGTTCGGCGTGCAGTCGATCTTCGCTCCCATCGCGGGCGCACGAGGCGGCAATTTCATCAAGGTCGTGCATTCTGATGACGACGTTGTTGTCGGTGGTGCAAACGCGGGGTACCTCGCAACGGCAGTGATCGCCTAACTAGCTCGATGGCTCTCATTACGGCAGAGGACATTCAGGCGCGGGTGCTCCCTACGGTGTACCTGCGCCTGTTTGACCGCAACAAGACTGGCCACGTCGATGCGGCGTACCTGGCCACTTGTATTGCAAGCGGGGATTCGCGAGCGCAGATGAAGTGCGCCGCGTACTTCGATGCGGCATTCGACGCGCCAGGCGGCACGGTGGATGAAGCGATCAAGGGCGCTATCGTGGCCTACGTGTGTCTCGAAGCTGTGCTCTATAACCCGCTGTTCACGAATGACCACCGCATGCCGTTTATGGCAGCGGCAACTCGCGCGGATAAGTTTTTCGACGATCTCTCAGAAGACAATCGCAACCGCGTGAAGACCAGCGCTGCAGGTCGATCGAAGCCACGGGCGGCCGTGCGCAACATCACGGACGCGGTTGGTGAGAACACGCAATCGTTCGGTCGTGCACGAGACCGAAAAGACCCAACGGCATTCTGATGTTTTCACTCGCAGCAGAACTCGACATCAGTGCAATCGAGCGAGGCTTCCGAGCGCTCGACCATGAGATTGACGATGAGATGGACGGCGTTTTCGAGCGCACGGGCGATCGGTTGGCGCAGACCGCCAAAGCCATGCACCGGTGGCAAAACCGCACCGGCAATTTGGAGGAGTCCATCGAAGGCCTACCACCAAGCGGTACGTTCCTCGCTGGCACGCTGCAAGGCGGCGTAGTGGCCGGTATGGATTACGCGAGCTATCTCGAGGCGCGGCCAGAGTTCGCATACCTGCGCCCCGCGTGGAACTACATCGAGCCGTTCTTCGAGCAGGATTGCAACCGTGCGCTTGATCGCGCCGTGAGCGTCGCGGGGTTCCGGTGATCGACGAACCGTCCGCAACGCTCGACTCGATCGAGGACGCGCTCTTTACGGCCCTGCAGTCTACGGGCCCACTGGGCTCGAAAGACTTCACGCTCATCGCTCGTTTCGACGGCGAGCCGACGCAACAGGCGCTCGCTGAGGCAACGCTTGGCAACACACCCGCCGCGTTGCTTTCGCAGGAGAGCGACGATCCAGTTCCAGAGTTGACGGTCGAAACGCTCGTAGGCGAGATCGAAGAAGTTTTCCGCGCGACGTTTTGCGTCTACGTCGTGGTCGAGGATCCACGCGGCGACGCCGAGGCCGAGAAGGGCTCGACGAACGCGCCCGGATATCTCGCGCTCACCGACTCCGTTCGCAAAGCCATCACGGGTCTCGCGATCCCCGGACTTGCTGGCACTGGCATCGTGAGATGTCGGGGCGCACGCAGGG